AATGTCACGCTTTATAGTTTTGACCGTCGCATAAAGATTGAGCGCAGCCGTCAAGACAGATTGTGTTTCAACGAAAATCTTGTTGCCGCAAAAGCAATGATTGACGAGTGCATTAAACGCTGGTCGAAAGGCAGCAACAAGAACCTCCAAGCCATTGTGCAAGGCGCTTTTAAAACCGACAAGCACGGGCGTTTTAGCGCCGCCAAGGTATTAAGCCTTCGCCAACACAATATTCAAGACGAGCAATGGCAACTGGCCATGACCGCATTGGCTGACGCCATTGAGGTTGATAGCAGTGCTGAGTATTTCCGCATTTACTACCGTCTTGAAAATGGCACCTATCGCCAGCTTGCGCTGGATATTGCTGACATTACCACCGACACCAACAAGGAATTGAAAAATGAGCAATCAACCGAAACTGCTTAGCAAAACTCACATTGGGTCTAAACACGACTTGGCTGAAGCCGTTGCACAACTGCCACCAGATGTAGATGGGCTTGAAGAAGTTTACGTGATGAATGTGTATCACGACGAATGCAACAACGAAAAATGGCTAGAAATAATGCCAGCTGACTAACTAACGGCCCTTCGGGGCCCTTAACCAAAGCCTTGAGTGTTCAGGGCTTTGTTTAGGGAAAGGAGAAAACCATGCTACGTCTTTGTTTGTTTATGATGTTTCTGTACGCCACTGCGTATTGCTTTTACTTCGGATACAACTGGGGAGGTGCTTTTTCTCTTTTAGTTGCAGCGTTACTGTTTGCTCATGCGTTTTTTCAAGGCGCAGCTGACAGCTTATCAAACGGAGACGAGTAAATGTCTATCAAACGCGGATTGATTACCAAAATTCATGTCGCGAAAGCGCAGCTTAGTATGGACGAGGAAACTTACCGCAGCCTACTTCAGCGTGTTACAGGAACCAGTTCATGCGCAAGCATGAACGTGAAACAGCTTGAGCGCGTTATGGACGAAATGAAAGATAAAGGGTTCAAAACGAGAAAAGCGCCGTCAGGCCGTAGGCTATCGCCCAAATCAAAAGGCACAGAAATAGACAAGGTCCGCGCCATTTGGATAACCATGTATCAACACGGTTTTGTGCGCGATGGCTCTGAAAGTGCGCTGGATGCCTACGTTTCGCGCATGGTGAATGTATCACACGTGGGTTGGCTAAAAGGCGCACCGCTTGAACGCATTTTGGAATCGCTTAAAAACTGGCACCGACGTGAGATGGCAATAAAACTCATTGCTGAAGGGTACACCGTGTTGAAAGGGCACAGAAAAGTTTGGAGTACAGAAAAAGCGCCTTACGAATATGTAAAAAGCGCTTTTAAGGAGCTGATGCAGTGAGCAACCAGAACCAGTTTGACTTTGACGATGACTTTGATGCGCTACTAGAACATTTGCCGGAATTGGCAGACGACAAAGCGTTAGCCATGGCCAGATACAAAGAGCACTTATGGGCATTGGTTTTAATTTGTGAGCGACGTCTTAAAAAGGCAAATGTCGAAGATAGCAAGGCGTACAAGCTTAGCTGCCAACTTATCGCAGAAATAGCGCATTACCAAGGTGGTGAGTGTAGATACTTACCACGCGGTGAGCGCCTTCAACAAGAACTACGAGACATTCAAATGTTTCGTTTGTGGCACAACCACAACTGGCCAGTAGAAAAGATACGAAAAGAATACTGTCCTGAACTCAATCAAATTCGTGTTTACGAGATTCTGCGCACCAAGCGTGAAGAATATCGCAACAAAATCCAACCGCAGCTTATATAGGGAATCAGATGACCGAGAATGAAGAAATTGAAGCTTACGAGAGTTGTTTGATGGAGTCTTTACTTAAATTGTGTAGCGCTATGGGTGTCGAGCCAGAAGCTTACGATAAAGACCAGAGTGATTTTCAAAGTTATGTTGACTGCGCAAATGACGCCGCTGCATTAATTCTACAGCTAAAGAAAATGGCGGAAATTGGGTTTGAGCTCGCAGAGTACGCGTCTTATGCAGAGATTATAGGGGCAGTGAAAACCAATAAAAAACAAATTAGGAATAGCTGCGACGCGGTGTTCAGCTTAAGGGCTGCTATCAATGAACAACTTGAAAACTTTCTTGAATAACTGCTAAAGGAAAAAATTATGAACGTGTTCCTTAACGCCAAAACGCACACCATTGGCTCTGAATGTTCAGTAGACATGGGAGTTAGCAAAGAGCAATGGGAAAAGATGACTAGTTCAGAAAGAGAACAGCATCGGGGTGAATACATGGGCGATGTTCTTGAAACATGGATTACATTTGAAGAACCTCAAGGCGAATGAAAAATGAGCCTTATCATACTCGGCCACACCGTTACACAGTTACAGCTCAATGCCATTTTAGATGGCAGAGGAATTGAGAGCACTCGCGAGTTGGCGATTAGAAGCAAGTTACCCGTAACTGTCGTCAAAGAAGTGGTGCGACGTGTTCAGGTGGAGGGCTTAAGGGTAACGCCAGTATTAAACAAACTGCTTTACGGCGGTAACAACAAATTATCAGGAGAAATACCAGTGATAGAAAAAGAAACCGAGTCTGAAGATATTCCAATGGACGAATTGTTTGGCTGTGTGGAGATTTCTAAACGCGGCTCAAAGCTTTTATTCAAACTGTTTGAAAGTTTAACCAAAGACCATTTGATTGCTGCTGGCTTTACAGATGAAGACATTGAACATTTTGGTGGCGTGTACCACACCATCAAATACCAAGCGCTAGAAGAACTCTAATAAGAAAGGACCAATAAATGCTCCAAATACTCACACAAGCAAGCCTGTGCGAAGCTGACTTTAATCAAAAGATAGATTTCGTCATCGAAGGCTTTATCACTAAGCGCATGATGACCATGGTGTATGCCGATGGTGGGAATGGCAAAAGCTGGTTAGCGTTTGCGCTGGCGAAATACTGTGCTCCCCGAATGAGACAAGTGTTCTACTTGGATTTTGACAACCCACTAAGTGTATTAAAGGAACGCAAGGTGCACGAGCTGCTTATCGCTCCACACCCGAACTTGCACTATGTGCAACGCAGTAAAAGCCCCCTGCCCCCATTCGAACTATTAAGAACGTTGGCAGAGAACGCGACTGCTAATCAATTTGAAAACATGATCTTCTTTGTAGACAGTCTTCGAGACTTCGCCGATGTAAACAACGAAGCCAAAATTGGACTGGTAATGAACCTGCTAAAAGATATTAGAGAAGCAGGCGGTACCATTCTTATACTCGGTCACAGCAATAAAGACGGGCGCAATTACCAGGGCAGCAATGCAATTAGAAATAGCCTAGACAATATGTATCAGCTTAAGAAGCGTGAGCTTGCTGAAGGCGTAGGTGTAATTCTTGAAGTAAGAAAAGAGCGAGCTGCTATCGTCGATAAGGCATTTGATATCGACCCGAATACGCTAAACCTAGAAGAAGTAGATTTAATTGAAGCGCAAGCCTCAGAGCAAGACCTTGAGTTCGTAAACCAAGTTAAGCATGTACTAGTTCGAGAAGGCCAAGTGGGAAAAGGCGACCTGCTTAACGCCGCTGGATATGCTAAAGATGATAAAACCGCGCGCGCTCGACTAGAAAAATACGACGGTATTTACTGGAAAAGCTCTAAACGCCACACCCGCATATTTTACCAATTGTTGTAGTTGTAGCTGTTGTAGACCTTCTACACGTTTTGCACAAATACCCAATCATTTGCATAAGGAAACATTGACACGCCGCACGCACGGGATTAAGGTTGCCGCACTGAAACAAAAAAGCGGCCTACCGCACCCGTTAGCCTTGCGGCCTTTTTATGCCTGTAAGTTAGGCATAAATCCGTCCATTTTCAATGGTCGGGTGAAGAGGCGTTAATACAACACCCGCAGGGGAATACCGCCCGGAGCTTCTTTTTTGGCTTCAGTTGACACCCGACCACCATTTTTCACTGTCGAGTGAAGAGGCGTGAATAAAATACCCGCAAGGGGAATAGCGCCCAGAGTTAGGCCGCAATATCGGGGACCGCTTTGTGACTCTAGTTGACGCTCGACACCCATATTGCAAAAAACTACTGAAACAAAAAAGGAGGCCGTTATGGTCAACCAACTCCCAGATGTGGACTTGCGCCACTACATATCGATAAAAGACAACCAACTGTACACCTCATCAACTCGCATTGCAGAAGTGTTTGGTAAAGAGCACCGCAATGTTTTGCGAGCAATTAGAGAGCTTGATTGTTCTAAGTACTTTGCACAGCTCAATTTTGAGCAGTGCGAGTTTAAAAATACAAACGAGCGTATGATGCCTATGTACAACGTCACTAAAGACGGTTTCATGTTCTTGGTGATGGGCTTTACAGGCAAGCAAGCCGCCGCCATAAAAGAAGCGTATATCAATGCGTTTAATCAAATGGCCGAAGCCCTTCATAATAAACAGCACGACAACAGTGCAGTACAAGCATTACAGGCTACCAATCAAGACTTGCAAGGCGAGTTGTTGCAGCTCTACCGCGACAAAGCCCAGTTGTTAGAACAGCAGCTGTCGCACACTAAAAAGGCCAGCACAAGAAAATCACCCAGCAATAAATACTTCGAGCATAAAAAACACCAGTTCATACAAAACGTTGTCCAGTACCTTCGTCAACACCCGGGGGCGAATAAAACAAATGTAATGGCGGCTGCTGGTTTCAAAAAGGATGATAAAACAGCCCGCAAATGGCTGGCAGATTATGAAGGCATCCACTGGGAGAGCGAAATTATTGGTATCTCTCACGCTTATTTTTGCAAGGAGTAATGCAAATGGACAACACAGACTTTTTAGAAGAACTAAATACGCTTACCACATGCCAAGAGGCACTCGCCGAATTGTTAGGCGCAGTACCCGAGGGAATATGTTCTACGCGTAAACTCGCTGTTTTACTCGACTACCTTCAGTCGCAGCAAGGAAAGCTAATCGATACGCTAAGTCGATAAACGCCAGCCCGCCATGCGCGGGCTTTTTTGTCTTTCAAAAAACAAAAGAGTAAGATCCTCTTTGAAAATTCTATAATCCGTGTATTTTTGATCTACATTGCAAGCAATTGGTGAAGTAATCATGGGCAAAAACAAGGACGAATTTGAAGAATTTAAACAATATAGGTTAAGTAGAGCCAAGCATCTTAGGAACATGGAATGCATAAAGTTTGCCGCTAATTATGAGAGCCCAGATATCTGTAAAAGAAAAGACTGGACGCTTTGTGAAAACAATGAAAAGGCAATTAATGATTGGATTAACTGTGAGAATAAGCCTCGTTGCTATTGTCAATTATTTGGTTTGAGTAGGAAAAGTGCAATTAGAGCCGGACTGATTTCCTCAAGCACCCCAAACCCAGACTAATCCCACCTATCTCACCGCCATCGCTACGATGGCGGCATGAACCAAGAAAATCTCACTTACCACTACGGCCTAACGTCGAAAATCAAAGCCATTACACTAGCGCGTCAAGTATGTGATGTGTTGGGCCATGGCTCGACTGGCTGTGCTACGAACCTGCTGCTTGAAACTGCAGCAGCTGAAACGTGCCTTGGCCTTTATGAAGACCCGACGCCTGGCGGTGCTGGCATGGGGCTCTGTCAGCATGACTTAATTGCGTTTCACGATATTGTAAACCGCACCCCCATGCGATTAGTTAAAACCATTCATATGGAATTTGGCTACGACATTCGCAAGCTGGTGCACACCGATTTGTCTGAGGACCCGCTTCTTAGCTTCATATTCTGTCGTCTGCACTATCGTTTGCGACCAGAGTTAATCCCCGCAACGCTTCGTGGTCGCGCTGAGTACTGGAAACAATTTTACAACTCCATGGCAGGTAAAGGCACGGTTAGGCATTACCAAGATAACGCTAATACATACCTGTACAGCTTGTCGCCCGAAGACATTAGGGTGACACCATGCCCGTAAGCAAATTCAACCAAGAATGGTTTAACACAGGTCGCCGTGCTCGTTTCAAAGCCGAAAAAGTAGCGAGACTTTCAGGAGCCCTTACAGTACTGCCTGAAAGCAGCTATCGCGCTACTGCCCATCAGTATTGGCGACATGGCTGGAATAGTGTGACGCGTCAAGAGCTGGAAGCTTACCTAAACAATGGTGAGACACCTCAGCGTCTGAATGCCGAGCAACACATCACTCAAATACGTCAACAACTTGGAGCACATGCTTAATGTCTTTATTAGCCACTGCAGGAATTTCAGCCCTCATTAAATATGGTCCGTCACTGATTCGTCTCTTTGGTGAGCGTAAAGGTGGTGCAACGGAAAAGGTAGCGCACACCATTGCTGATGTTGTGGAAGCAGTTAACGGCGACACATCGCCTAGTAGCGTAGCCAAGGTAAAGGCTACCATAGACAGCTTGCCGCCAGAAGTTGTAGGCGAAATTGAGCTAGGGCTAGCACAGATTGAAGCCGAGCGTGAGAAAGCCAGGCTAACTCATGATTTGGGGATGCATACTCAGCAGCAAGAAACCCTGCGTTCGGGCAAAGAAATTAAAACATTTCGCCCTGAAATTGCCTTGCGACACAGCTGGTTCACAGTGGCGTATATCTTCCTCATGGAATTGCTGCATGCGTTTGATCATGGCGACGGTGCCAATTGGGAGATAGCGCTACTTATCGCGTCGCCAGTGCTTGCATGGTTTGGCTTTAGAACATGGGATAAGTTCAGCAAACAGGGAGCCAGCTGATGGATGCAGCGGATATGGCAGATAAAGCCAGCGCCCCTTTTAAACGGATGGCCACGCGCTTTCAGCCTATTCAGGTGACACCAACATCACCCATTAAAACTGATGAACATGGCGCACCTTTATGCGTGCGCTGTGATGCTGACATAACTCAACGCCGCAGAATAATAGTCAATGCTCAGCGCTGCGCCGATTGCCAACAAGATGTAGAGAACGGGAATCGATAGTATGGAGCAGGTCTTTAGCCACCTAAATGACAACTGGAAAATTTACTCTTTCTTTGGCGCAGTATTAGCTATGGCTGGACTGTACTGGCTGAGTAAGTACTTCGCTACGAAAAAAGAGCTTGAGGCACATGTCATCAGCCAAGAAGAACGCTTCAAACTAAACGAACTGAAGTTTAAAGACCATCAGATTGAGCACTACAAGCTACGCGATAAGGTGCATGAAATTGACAGCCACGTTAAGCACCTTCCAAGTGCCGGGGAAAGCGCCGCCCTTCGAGAAGAAATAGCCCGTTTAAATGGACGATTAGAAGGCATGGAACCCTTGTTTAAACAGGTGTTAAACAACGTAAACATACTTTTTGAAAACGAGTTGCGCGGAGACAAGAACTAATGGCAATCGCAATTATAGTAAACGAACACGAGCGCTTAAGCATTTTGCACTGCCTAGCAGCTATGGATGACTATGCCGCAAACAACAGCATTATCCAGGGTGTGTGCGCCAGCTACGGCAACACAATGACCATCGATAAGCTAGGCACTCAGCTTCATTGGTTGAAAGAGCAAGGCTTAGTCACCTTAGACCATCATGAGAGCTACACCATAGCCCGCATTACACAGCGCGGCCTAGACGTTGAACGAGGCCTTGCCACCACACCAGGTGTCAAGCGTCCAGGGCCGAGGTAGTAACGATGAGACAATCAATACAGGAATACGTGAATAGCTGTGACTATGCGCAGCTGGCCAGCTTGATTGAAAGAGCCACTGCTCGTCAAAAACATTTATCCAGCGCTGGAAAAATAAGAGTGTTCGGCGTTTTCTCTAGTAAAGACATTCCAAAATGGTTCACTAACCTTGACGAAGCGAAAGCGGCATTTGTTGAGGCTGCTAAAGCCGATATAGATGAACGTTATCCAGAAGTATGTTTAGAGCGGCGTAGTATTTTCATTGAGGACTTAAGTGAATACATAGGGGAAGAATCTGCAAAACAGTATCTCAAAAAAGCCCCAGAATTGTTAGACAAGGAAACAGAAAAGCCACTAGGTGACCAGCTATGACCGATAAGCGCACCCGTGGCAAGCCCAGCAAAATAGACCAGCTTCCCGACGACATAAAGTCTGAGCTGATTGAGCTATTGCGCGATAAATCCGTTACGCAAACCGAAGTGCTTGAACGGGTTAACACCCTAATACGTGACGCAGGCTTACCCGAAGAAGAACATATCTCACGTAGCGGCCTTAACCGCTATGCCACGCGCATGGCCACAGTGGGCAGTCGCATTCAGGAAGCCCGTGAAGTGTCTAAACAATGGGTAGACCAGCTGGGCGGTAAGCCAACGGGCGAAGTCTCGAAAGTGCTCATTGAGATGGTTCGCACCCTAGCGTTCGACCAAGTGTTAAAAATGTCTGAGTCAGGGGAAATTGTTGAGCCTAAGTTCATTAAAGACCTAGCCGTTGGAGTAGAGAAACTTGAGAAAGCCGCTACTGAAAGTACCAAGCGTGAAAAAGAAATCCGCAAGGCCATGGCGGAAGAAGCCGCAGAGCGTGCCGCAGAGGTAGCCAAAGCAGCGGGACTAACCGCAGATGGTGCTGCGCAAATCAAGCGTGAGATTTTGGGGATTGCCTAATGAAGCTGCCACCACAGCCTGCCCCTACACCTAAGGAAATCAGGCCCAGTAAAACGCAATATCAAAAAGCCATTGAGCAATGCGACAGGCTTGAAACGCGGTTTGGGCTACCCACCTTCATTCCCTTCGATGAGAACGAACTTTTACTTGGGTACCAGAAGCGCTGGGTAGCCGATGACTCACTGCTGAAGATTGCTGAGAAGTCGCGTCGAACCGGTATCACGTGGGCCGAAGCGTCAGACGCTGTGCTTACCGCCAGTAGAACCAAAAGCGCACACGGTACCAATCACTTCTATGTGGGCACAAACAAGGAAATGGCCCGTGAGTTTATTGATGCAGCGGCCATGTGGGCCAAGGCATTTGATAAAGTAGCAGGCGATATACAAGAAGAGCTATTCATTGATGAAGGTCAGGAAGGCAAAGAAATTCTGACATTCGTTATTCACTTTGCCAGTGGCTTTAAAATACAGGCGCTAAGCTCGAAGCCGTCTAACCTGCGTGGTATGCAGGGTAACGTAACCATTGATGAAGCCGCCTTTCACGACCAATTAGCGGAAGTACTCAAGGCCGCACTTGCACTTACCATGTGGGGCGCAAAGGTGCGCCTTATCAGTACTCACAACGGCGCTGAGAACCTTTTTAACCAGCTAATACAAGATAGCCGAGCAGGCAAAAAGCGTTACAGCATTCATCGTATTACGCTAGATGACGCATGCAATGAAGGCTTGTACCAGCGCATATGCCAGGTTAAAGGGAATGACTGGAGCCAAGAGGCCGAACAAAAGTGGAAGGACGATTTACTTAACGATACCGCCAGCCAAGAGGATGCACTAGAAGAGTATTTCTGTGTGCCTAAATCGGGTGGTGGTGCCTACATTAGCCGTGCCCTAATCGATAAGGCCATGGTGCAACCCGACGAAAGTGGCCAGCCCACCATTATCCACTATGCACAAAGCGCTGAGTGGAACCAGATGCGCCCTGACTTGCGCGCTGCTGATATTAAAGACTGGTGCAAAGAGGTATTACTGCCTCAGCTAGAGAAGTTAAACCCGGAGCAGCGCCACTGCTTAGGGGAGGACTTTGCACGTTCTGGCGACTTAACGTGTTTATGGGTTGGTGCAATGCAGCAAGACTTAAGCCTTCGTGTGCCGCTTGTGGTGGAGCTTAAAAACATTCCCTACAAGCAGCAGGAGCAAATTTTATTTTTCATCATCGACAGGCTACCGCGCTTTATTGGCGCGCAATTGGATGCTACGGGTAACGGTGAGTATTTAGCAGAGCAAGCGGTTGACCATTACGGCGCGGGGCTTATCGAGTCGGTCAAGATTACCGAGAGCTGGTATCGAGAAAGCATGCCGCCTATGAAGGCCCACTTTGAGGACTTCACCATTATCCTGCCGAGTGACGCTGACATCATGGATGACCTGCGCTCTATTCAAATTAATAACCGGGGCGTGCCTCGCATACCTGATGCGAAAACCGATAGTAAAAAACAGCGACATGGCGACGGCGCTATTGCCTGCTGCATGATGGTTGCGGCCAGTAAAATGGAGGGTGGTGAAATTGACTACATGAGCCTACCTTCCAAAGCCGAAAGGCGAGACAACCGCAACAATGACGACAACTACTCAATCCAACAAAGTGGGTGTTATTGATGGAAACCTACGAGCAAAACGGTACGCGCTTTCGTGTACGCGAACGCGGCCTTAAAACCAAACAAACCGACAATTCAGCACGCGTCGCGCAAATGCGGCGCGAGTTTGCTGAGCATCCTAGTTCTGGGCTAACGCCTGCCACGTTGGCGGTCATTCTTAAAAATGCTGAGCAAGGTAGCTTGTTAGAACAGTGCTACTTGGCAGAGGACATCGAAGAGAAAGACGGTCACATTCAGGCTGAAATCTTCAAGCGTAAGATGGCGCTAACCGATATTGACTGGCAGATAGAGCCACCTGTGAATGCCACCGCCCAGGAACAAAAGGATGCGGCCAACATAGAGCAAATGCTGAAAGATGTGGAAGACTGGCACAACATCATATTTGGTATGGGTGACGGCATTTTAAAAGGCTTTTCAAACATTGAGTATGAATGGGGCTTTTACAACAACTTCCGTATTCCTGAGGCGTTCGTGCACCGCCCTGCTACATGGTTTCAGTTACACCACGACGACCAGGACTGCATTGCCCTTCGCGACCAAACAGGTAAAGGCGAAAAACTACGCCCGCTTAACTGGCTGCAGCACCGCCATCCGGCAAAGAGCGGTTATGCCGCTCGCATTGGCCTAATTCGTCAGCTAGCGTGGCCCTTTATATTCAAAAACTATTCTGTACGCGACTTAGCCGAGTTCCTAGAGATTTACGGTATTCCAATTAAATTGGGTAAATACCCAAGTGGTGCAACTGATACTGAAAAGAGCCGCTTGCTTCAGGCAGTACTCGGCATTGGCCACAACGCTGGGGGCATAATCCCCAAAGGCATGGAAATTGAATTTCACGAAGCCGCGAAAGGCGGCGGCAGCGACCCCTTCATGACAATGATGAGCTGGTGTGAGCGCATCCAATCTAAAGTCATTTTGGGTCAAACCCTCACATCACAGGTAGACAGCACGGGCAGCCAAGCGCTAGGCAACGTGCACAATGAAGTACGTCAAGACATCCGCGACCATGACTTACGCCAAATTGCTAACACGCTAAATCGTGACCTTGTGTTGCCTATGCACGCGCTTAACAGCCTAAGCTACCGAGGCGACCCAAGACGTAAGCCGCGCATTATATTTGACACACAAGAGCC